TGTTCACAAGACATGTTTTTTTATTTTCATTTAATCAAGGAGTATATCAATGAAAACTGTAGGCGATAAACTAGCACCATTTGCAATTACCGGCGTCAAGCCCGGACAACCCGAAGACGCTTTCTATACCATTACCGAGCAAAGCTTTGAAGGTAAGTGGAAAGTGATTGTGTACTATCCAAAAGATTTTACATTTGTGTGCCCAACTGAGATTGTAGCATACGACAAGTTGGCTGGCGACTTTGCTGACCGTGATGCTGTGTTGTTGACCGGTAGCACCGACAATGAGTTCTGCAAGGTGGCATGGCAAAATGCTCACGCCGATCTCAAGAAGATCACACACCACCAGTTCGCTGATACTCAGCGTGGTGAGTTGAGCTTGATTGAACAGTTAGGCGTGTTCTACGCTCCTGCTGGTGCCGCACTTCGTGCAACATTCATTGTTGACCCCAACAACGAAATCCAGCACGTGACTGTGAACAACTTGAACGTTGGTCGCTCACCAGAAGAAACCTTACGTGTGCTTGACGCATTGCAGACTGGCGAACTGTGTGCATGTAACCGTACTGTAGGCGGGGAGACACTGTAATGACTGCTTGGGTCGATCAACTAAAAGAAGGTCTTCCCGAGTATGCCAAGGATACCAAGTTAAACTTGGATGCTGTGATCAAACGCAGTTCCTTGGCACCCGAGGAAGCAGAGGCAATTGCATTGGCCGCAGCCTTTGCCACAGGCAATGGCAAACTTGTTACTTTTATTCAAAGTAATATTGCTGACACAAAAGAGCGTGATGCCGCGTTAACAGCTGGCTCGATCATGGCACAAAACAATGTATGGTACCCTTACGTTGAGATGGCCGATGACGAAAACTTAAAAGGTTTGCCGGCCCAGTTACGTATGAATGCCATTGCCAGCCACGGTGGTACAACCAAGGCTCGCTTTGAAGCATATTCATTGGCAGCAAGCATTGTTGGCAAGTGCCATTTCTGCGTAAAAGCACACTATGAGACCTTGAAAGCGGAAGGTTACACAGTGGAGCAATTGCGTGATATTGGTCGCATTGCCGCGGTAATTACTAGTGTTGCTAGAGTTCTCAACAGTTGATTTTTGTGCTGTTTGGTAAATAACGTGGTTTAGGTCTTAAACCACAATTTACAAGGAACACTATGACAGAAACACACAAGAGAACATTAGCAAGAGCAGCAAGTTGGCGGATTACAGCAACAGGTGTAACCGCCATTTTTACGGGCCTCGAAGGGGCCATTGTGATAAACATATTCATGACAATATTTCATTATATCCATGAACGTGTGTGGTTAAAATTTAATTGGGGTAAACAATAATGTTAGAAACTATTTGCGATACACTAGTAGAAGCATATAGACGCAACTGGATTACCAGTCGTGATGGCAATGTGAGTATTCGTCATCATGACCGTGATCACTTTTATATCACACCTAGCGGTGTTCGTAAGCAGACACTTCAGCCCGACCAGTTTAAGAAGATTGGTATATCACCAAGTAGGATGCTATGGCAAGACTTACCATACACTGACATTAGCAAGAATTTAGTACCCAGCGGAGAACTTCCTTTGCACTTTGGATTACAACGTAATATGGGACAGCACAGCACAGATGTTAGGGTGGTAGTACATTTACATCCTACCTACTGTGTGGCTGCTATGCACGCCGGCATTGATTTGAGCACTGTGGTTAATGACTTTCCGGAGTTGAGTCGCTATACCCGAGTGGCAAAAACAGTTCCAGATGTTCCACCAATCAGTCAAGAACTGGCAGACCGTTGTCATGAAAATTTATGGCTGCAAAATGATGGCACCATTGCATTTGACATTGTGGGCATCAAAGGCCACGGGGTAGTAGCAATTGATACCAGCCCATGGCGTGCGTTTGAGCACATTGAACGATTGGAACATATTTGTCAAATCGTATTAGCATCGGGGAGATATTAAATGTTAGAACTTATTTGGGCACTGGGTGCTATTATATTAATTGATGTAGTGCTAGGAGGGGAAAACGCCTTGGTCATTGCCATGGCCGCCAGACAACTGCCAGAGCATCTACGTAAACGTGCCATGTTATGGGGCACATTTGGTGCAGTGGCAGTTCGCTTTGCCAGTGTGGCTGTGCTCACATACCTGCTGATGATTCCTGGCCTGCGACTGGTCGGTGGCATTGCGCTGATCTACATTGCCTGGAAGTTAACTTCAAACAATCAAGATCACAGTAATGTAAAAACAGCCACAACCTTCTGGGGCGCCATGGCAACCATTGTTTGGGCCGACGCTGTGATGGGGCTAGACAATGCTCTAGCCATTGCAGGTGCTGCTGGAGGCAACTGGTGGTTGATCATATTTGGCCTACTAATCAGTGTGCCCATCATCCTGTTTGGAAGCACCATGGTTGCACGACTTATAGACCGGTATCCCGACTGTGTTTTTGTTGGGGCATTTGTTCTATACGTAGTGGCAATTAAAATGATTGTGCATGAGCCGTTTATTGACAACCACCTTGATCCCATGCACGACTTCTATGAAAACATATTGCCTTGGGCAGGCGCATTAATCTTGACTGCCAAGCAATACTACAGAACACGTATAAGAAACGTAGCATGAAACCGGTGTTGATTCAAACCCTAATGAAACGCCGTCAACGCAAAAGGGGTAGTGTTGATCCTGTGGTTACTAGCACACAAAAAGCCAGTGACGGAATGTTTGTGGTCATACTGGTTGTACTGGTTGTAATCATAGTTGGCAGCATTGGCATAGGTGCTTGACTGTAACAAAACTGTAACATATTTGCAACTAAGTATTCTTGAACCAAAAGGAGAAATCATGTTCAAATATATTGTTGCAATCGTAGCAGCATTAGCAATCACAGCACAAGCACAAGACATCACCGGCGCCGGGGCAACATTCCCGGCTCCTCTCTATGCAAAGTGGGCAGACGCATACCGCAAGGCCACTGACACCAAGGTAAACTACCAAAGTGTAGGATCAGGTGCAGGCATCAATCAGATTAAAGCCAAGACAGTGTTGTTTGGTGCTAGCGACATGCCGCTCAAGGATGAGCAACTGGCAGAAGCAGGTTTGTTTCAGTTTCCCACTGCCATTGGTGGTGTGGTTCCTGTAGTGAATCTCAAGGGCATTGAACCCGGACAACTGCGCTTGACAGGTGCTGTAATGGCTGATATGGTCATGGGCAAAATTAAAAAGTGGAACGATCCTGCAATTGTGGCATTGAACCCCAAGCTACCTCTGCCTGACCAAGACATCATGATTGTTCGCAGAGCCGATGGATCAGGTACAACATTTATTTGGACCAACTATCTGAGCAAAGTCAGTCGAGAATTCAATGACACTATTGGTGCTGGTACAGCAGTGAACTGGAAGGTTGGAGCAGGTGGCAAAGGCAACGAAGGTGTGGCCAACATGACACGTCAACTGCCAGGAGCATTTGGCTATGTTGAATATGCTTATGTCAAACAAACCAAGATGAACTGGGTTAACGTACAGAATGCCGCAGGCACATGGGTAGCACCCACAGAAGACTCATTCAAGGCCGCAGCCGCTGGTGCAGATTGGAGCCGATCATACTATCAAATATTAACCAATCAACCAGGCAAGGATGCTTGGCCTATTACTGGTGCTACATTTATTCTTGTGTATGCCAAACCTGACGATGCTGCAAAAGCTCGAGGCGTAACTAAATTCTTTGACTGGGCATTTACCAATGGTGATCAAGCCGCAGATGACTTGGACTATGTTGCACTGCCAGACAGCGTTAAAAGCAAGATTAGATCAGATTGGAAGAGATTGGGATTATAAACCGGACACAAAGATAGTGTGTCGCTGGAACTCGTAACCAGCACAGTCTAATACTTATACCAAAAAACCAACCCGCTTCGGCGGGTTTTCTAGTTTCCAAACACTAATTTTTTTTGCTTGACCTCTCAGTATTTCTACTATATACTTGTGTAGGACACATTTTTGTGCTCTGCAACATTTTTATAAAGGAACTACAATGAAGAAATTTCTCTTGGCATTGGCACTATTTTCGGGTCTTGCCCAAGCCCAAGTTGCCGGCAATCTTGGATTGACCAGTGACTATCGTTTCCGCGGCGTAAGCCAAACCCAAAATGCACCAGCTGTGCAAGGAGGAATTGACTATGCACACGAAAGCGGTTTGTATGTTGGTAACTGGAACAGTTCAGTTAGCTCACAACTCTACACCGAAGGTGCAGGCGTTGAAAGCGACATCTATGTTGGTTTCAAGAAAGAAATCAATGGTGTTACAGTTGACCTGGGCACCTTGAACTACATTTATCCACGTGCCAAGAACGGTACTGCTACAGACTTCAACACACACGAACTGTATGTTGGTGCTGGCGTCGGCCCATTGACTGCTAAAATCAGCCAAAGCGTAGGCAACTACTTTGGCACTGCCAACAGCAAAGGTAGCCGCTACTATGAACTGAACATGACTCAACCCTTGGTAGGTCAACTCAGTGCTGTGGCTCACGTGGGTCGCACAGTGGTTGCCAACAACAGAACTCTGGACTATACTGATGCCAACGTTGGTTTGAGCTATGACATGGACGGTTATGTTGTATCCGGTCGTGTTTACAAAAACTCCAGCAAAGGCAGTGCATTTGAAGCAGCCAACACTGTGAATGGTCAGCGACTGTATCGTGACGCTGTGGTCATTGGCGTCGCCAAATCATTCTAAGGAGCAGTCAATGAAATTGATCACTGCAATTGTCAAGCCATTCAAGCTTGATGAAGTTAGAGAAGCTCTAGCCGAAGTTGGTGTCACCGGTCTAACTGTTACTGAAGTCAAAGGCTTTGGTCGTCAAAAGGGCCACACAGAACTCTATCGTGGCGCTGAGTACGTGGTAGACTTCTTGCCCAAAGCCAAGGTCGAAGTTGCTGTGCGAGCCGATCAACTTGACCATGCTATCGAAGCTATCGAAAAAGGTGCCAGAACTGGCAAGATCGGTGATGGCAAAATCTTTGTTACATCACTGGAAGAAGTTGTGCGTATTCGCACAGGTGAAAAAGGAGACTCAGCAATATGAATCCCGTAGTACCTATTCCAGGCAACACAGCCTGGCTATTACTTTCCACAGTACTGGTCACAATGATGGCCATTCCCGGCTTGGCACTGTTTTACGGCGGCCTTGTACGTAGCAAGAACATGCTGAGTGTGTTGATGCAGACCTTTGTGACATTTGCCTTGATAGCTGTGTTGTGGGTTGTGTATGGCTACTCAGTGGCATTTACAGGCGGCACACCTTTCTTTGGTGGCTTTGAAAAGCTGTTCTTAGCAGGCATCACGCCTGAGTCTGTAGCTGCCACATTCTCCAAGGGCGTGGTTGTTCCTGAACTGGCCTTTGTGGCATTCCAGCTGACATTTGCGGCCATTACACCTGCGTTGATTATTGGTGCATTTGCTGAACGTATCAAGTTCAGTGCTGTGCTAGCATTCATGGTGTTGTGGTTCACTTTCTCATACTTGCCCATGGCACACATGGTATGGTATTGGGATGGTCCGGACGCTATCACTGACGCCAAATCTCTGGAAGCTGTAACAGCAGCCGCAGGTTGGTTGTGGGCCAAAGGTGCCTTGGACTTTGCTGGTGGCACAGTAGTTCATATCAACGCCGGTATTGCTGGCTTGGTTGGTGCTATCATGCTAGGCAAGCGTATCGGCTACGGTCGTGAGAACATGGCTCCGCATAGTTTGACACTGACCATGGTTGGTGCTGCATTGCTGTGGGTGGGTTGGTTCGGCTTCAATGCTGGCTCTAACTTGGAAGCCACAGGTACAGCCGCATTGGCCGTTGTCAACACCATGGCTGCTACTGCTATTGCTGTGTTGAGCTGGATGTTCACCGAGTGGTTGGTCAAAGGCAAGCCCAGTACACTGGGTGCCGCTTCAGGTGCTGTGGCCGGGTTGGTTGCTATCACTCCTGCCTGCGGTTACGTTAGTGTCGTGGGTGCGTTAGCAATTGGATTGATTGTTAGCCCTGTGTGTTTCTTGTTTGTTGACAAGATCAAACGAGCATTTGGTTACGATGATGCCTTGGACGTTTTTGGCGTACACGGCGTTGGTGGTATCGTTGGTGCTATCCTAACTGGTGTTTTTGTAAGCCCAGCACTGGGTGGCACAGGCGTGTATGACTATGTTGCCAACGCTGTGGGCGAGTTTGACATGATGACTCAGGTGATCAGTCAGTTGTGGGCAGTTGGCACCGCTGTTGTAGTCAGTGGCGTGGTCAGCTTTGTTGCTTTCAAACTGGTTGACATGACCATTGGACTGCGTGTGTCCGAAGAAGATGAACGCGAAGGCCTTGACACCACAAGTCACGGCGAAAGTGCTTATCACTAATTGGTAAATTTGTTTACCCAAAAGGCCTTGCGAGGCCTTTTGTCTTTTGTTATAATACTTGTATTGCGTCTGTAGCTAAGTGGAACAGCAGAAGCCTCTAAAACTTCATAAGCGTGGGTTCGATTCCCACCAGACGCACCACTATAAATACTCTCTATGAAAACTCTTATCACCGCAATCGTTGCCTTGAGCGCTGGCCTAGTAAGCGCACAAACAGTTGACAACTGGGTCAACTCCAATGGTCAGCCTTGGAAAAATGCCAGTGGCCAATGCTGGCGCAACAGTGCTTGGACTCCGGCCACTGCACACGCCGACTGCGACGGTGCCCTAAAACCACAACCTCGTGTGCAAGTCACTTTGCCTGCGCCTGCTCCTGCGGCGGCACCTGCTCCGGCGGCAAAGGCACCCGAAGTTGTAAAACCTGTGGTGACCAAAATCGCTTACAATGCTGATACATTCTTTGACTTTGACCGGAGCGTAATCAAGCCCGAAGGCAAAGCCAAACTGGACTTGCTGGTATCAAAGCTGACCACTGTCAATTTGGAAGTTGTTATTGTTGTGGGCCATACAGATTTTATTGGCAGTGATGCTTACAACTTGAAGTTGGGCCAACGTCGTGCCGAAGCTGTAAAAGCATACCTTGTGGCCAAGGGTGTGGAAAACAAACGTGTGTTTACAGACAGCAAGGGCGAGCGTCAACCCATTGCCAGCAACCAAACTCCTGCAGGTCGTGCCAAGAATCGACGTGTAGAAATTGAGATGGTAGGCACACAAAAGTAAATATATGGGACTGGGACCACCCACTTGCGACGACTGTAGAGTCTGGCTTAGCTTGGATGTTGACGGTGGCAGAGGGTGGTATTGTCCTGTATGTGAAAAGGACTGCGATAACGGATACAAACATTTGCGTGATGGGCATGTGAATGATGATAGTATAGTACCGTTTTTGCGATTTATGAAAGGAAAAAGTCCAAATGTCGTAGATTGAATTTGCTTGTAAAGATGTAGTCTTTCACTTCAACAAAAAGCACTTAGAAGACAGCACCGTTCCAATGTGGGTGCTAAAAACACATGGAGAATCCTATTACGTCAATCATGTAGACTGTTTGGTACCTTGGTCAACCAAAGAAACACCAGACAACAGCCACACCAAAGGTAGCATCAAGGTCAAGAACGTTTTACTCGTTATTGATCCAGACAACTCGGCTACTATCAAAGAACTAACACTAATTGACAAGATACGACTACGCAATCAAAAGCGTGGTATCACTCGGATTATGTTCGGCTGGGGTAGCAAAATGCACACAGCATTGGCCGCTAACGAGTTCAAGCACTCACCTTTCAAGAATGTGGAAGGCGGTTGCGGAACCAGTTATGTGGTATGTGACTTGCTCAAGAAGGAAGAGGCAACGTTTGCTGCCTTGAAATATCAGTTTCGTATTTTGATGCCCAACGAAACCTACTATCAGTTCTATGATAGCAAGGAAAAGTACATTGAAGAAATCTACGAAGACGACGACGAGGATGACGAATAAATATCCCATGAAACCTGTACTCATCCTCCAACATCAACTGCCGGAAAATGCTGCATACTTGTCTACATGGCTTGAACGTCATGGTGTTGACTATTGTGTAGTCAACGCAGGAGCAGGCGAACTGTTTCCCGCCAGCATCGAACCGTATTCAGCACTGGCTGTGATGGGCGGGGGCATGAGTGCCAACGATGACCTTGAATCAAATCGTGCGGCAGAACAGTTGATTCTACAGGCCATGGCACAAGATATTCCGGTAATAGGACATTGCTTGGGCGGGCAACTTATGAGTCGAGCATTGGGTGCTCGAGTCTCGGTAGCGCCTGTTCCCGAAATAGGTTGGCAACCCATTGAGTATGCTGACCACGAACTAGCTCGAACATGGTTTGGTCCCGACCCTACGGATACAGTGATCCAATGGCACTACGATACCTTTTCTATTCCACTAGGTGCTACGCTGCTAGCGTCAAACTCAAATTGTCCTAACCAAGCTTGGGGCATTGGACCGCATTTGGCCATGCAGTTCCACATAGAAATAAACCAAACCAAGATAGATTCGTGGGTAGCAGAAGATGACGCCAGCTGGGCACAAGCAAGAGGGTTGTTTGAATCTGCACAAAGCCGCCAAACCATATTGGATCGCACTGCCCAACACATCGGCGCACACAATCGCACTGCTGATCACATTTACACCCACTGGTTGAGCACCACAGAGTGGGCCAAAAAGGCTTGACAATCACAGGGTTTTTTGTTATACTGCTTACTCACTTGTAAATAGTTGTATGAGCGAAGAACAAAAACCCCGAAGTTTCACAGACGCTGTAAAATCGGCGCTTGCTCAAAAGCATGCGGCTGCACATCCGGATGCCAAGAGCAAACAGAGCAAAGCCGGTAAACCCAAAGGTGCTCCTGCACCAAAAGGTGCTCCGGTTCGCAAGGCATCTGGTAGGGGCGGATAATGGCAAACGAATTTGCAAAGTTCAAGAACTCACAGCGCAGACATAGAGATGACATTGCCATTGCAAGGCAGGTAAAAATTGCAAAGTCACATGGTTTGACCATGAGCAATCGAGCAATTAAACAACCGCACCGCATGGCCAAGCATCATGCCATGGACTGTGGTCAACCGGGCTGTATGCTTTGCGGCAATCCTCGCCGCAATACTGCGTACAAGTCCGAAAGACTAACTGCTCAAGAACGACGACTGTTTCAAGATTTAGAAACCACCAGAGATAAACATTCAAACGGATTAAACAATGATGAATAAAACTTACGACAGTTCAAGAACCGCGGGTCTCACCAGCCAAGCTTCAGTGGAAGCCATTGGTAATCGTTATGCTTTGGTGCTGGTAGGCGCAAGGCGCATGCGAGAACTAAGCCGCGGAGCTGTGTCAGTTGTTAGCAAAGGCCACGGACCTGCTGTTACTGCCATGTTAGAAATTGAAGCAGGCAAAGTTGGCATTGACTATTTGTTGCGTGAGCAAGAAGTTGAACCTCGACGCCAGCGCAAAATTCGTAATACTTACTAATTACCAGCACAGAGTTGACCAAAATCTCCCTCTGTGCTATAATAACACACTGGGAGATTTTTATGTGGATTCAAAACGTTAGCATGACCGACATTCGCCTGGGGTTTCATATTGACCCAGGCTTTAACTCCATGCTGATTCAAATTGTAGACCCTGCTACAGAGTTTCCAGTACCCAAGTACGCATTCCGCGAAACACATCAGTTTGAGTTCTTGGATGTGGAGCGCGACGACAACTTTCCCGATGAGTGCAAGTGTACAGATGAGCAAGCCCAAAAGTTGGTCGGTTTGCTACATCACGCATTGGAAAACCATATGAACGTGATTGTTCACTGCCACGCAGGAGTATGTCGTTCGGGCGCTGTGGCAGAAGTGGGCGTGGCCATGGGGTTCCGGGACACAGAAGCATTTCGCAGTCCTAACCTGTTGGTCAAGCATCGAATGATGAAGGCGTTAGGCTGGGCGTACGACGAAAACGAAAAGCATAGCATCAATGGCGAAACAACTGATTGGGGGTTTGTAATCCCCAAGTCACGTGAGGGCGATTTGTAATACTTAGGTAGTACTACTTTTTGGTTGACCAAAATTGCCCCATTTGCTATAATACACTATAGCAAGAAAGGAGCCAGCATGATGATTGTCGCAAAGATCAAAGATCAAATTGTAGAAGTCGTGCGGGTCGTAGAGACTGTGGGCTTCTCGGAAGAAAAAGGATGGGTTTGTGTGTGTTCAGACTTTGAACAACAAGACCGTCGTAAACAACATTTTAAGTGGGTTCCTGCAAGTACTCGGTTCGAGTGGGTGCGTGAATTTACATTTGGAGAATAACATGAATACCATTTTAGTTTGGTTTCTGATTTCGAGCGGTGGCTATAACGGCAGCGATGTTGTTTACAGTCCCCCGTTGCCGGATTTAGAAGTATGCCAATTTCTACAAAAGAACGTGGAAAGCACTATGTCTTATCCGAAGAATCACACCCGGTGTGTTCAAATTAAAATGGTGGTGACAAAATGAACGAACGAATTCTAAAACTTTTTATGCAGGCATGCCGACACGCCGACTATGAACACCAAAATGTTCCCAAGGAATTAGTTGAAAAATTCAGCGAGTTGATTGTCAGGGAATGTGCGAAGATTGCTGATTCGGCTGATGAAAGTGCATGTGAATGGATTGGCGGAAATATTCTAACACATTTCGGAGTTGAAGAATGAGCAAGGTTTTGATTTTTGATTGGGCTGGATCAGTTAAACTTGAGCAGTATGGCTACCAGCATAATGAGGTAGTAGAAGAAAATCTGCACACACTGATTGACTTCTTCCTTGGGAAGAAACTCAAAGTAATGATCTCTACCTCTGACCCAGTCAGTGGAATCGCAGAACATGAATATACTCTGTTTGTGGACGACCGACTGTTTAGACAAAGGTGATATTATGAACAAACGGATTCGAGAACTTGCTAAAGAGGCTGGATTTAGTACCTGGGTACTCAATCCTTCAAAAGAAACAATGTCTGACACTCCTGAACTTTTGGATAAGTTCGCTGAGTTGATTGTGAAGGAATGTATGGCGATGTGTGATGAAACACAAGCCGTTTATTCCAAACATCGCCTGGCATCTCTAGATTTCACTAACAAGAATAGGTATGCCGCAGGCGAACAAGCTGCTGATACAATATATAGTAAGATTAAACAACATTTCGGAGTAGAATAATGACAAAATGGATTACTTCAGATTTACATTTTGGTCACGCAAATATCATGAAGTTCTGCCCAGTAACACGGGCAGGCTTCACGGACGTTACAGACATGCGTGAAAAGATGATTGCAGATTGGAATGCAAGTGTTGCACAGGACGATGAAACATTTATTTTAGGTGACTTTGCTTTCTTGCCAGCAAAAGATGCAGTTAATATCTTGCGCCGTTTAAACGGCACTAAGATTTTGATCGAAGGCAACCACGATCGCAAGTTGTTGAACGATCCTGCGTTTCGCAAGGAGTTTCGAGAAGTTCACTCTTATTTGCGATACAACCACGACGGTCAAATTGTGATTATGTTTCACTACCCCATACATGAATGGGACCAGATGCACCGCGGTGCTGTTCACTTTTATGGTCATGTTCACGGAGGCCGGACTGGTTTGGAACCGTATCGTGCTCGTGATGTGGCGTTCGACGCAACAGGTCGAGTGGTTTCAAACTTGGACGACATGATCGCTGACGCATTGAAGGGTGAGATTCGCTCTCACCATTGAGGAGATAGTGATGCCTAAGTGTTATCAATTGATAGGTGTGCCTGGCGCAGGCAAGAGTACCTGGGTCGAGAATCAAGAGTGGTCCAAGGATTGCGTTATAGTGTCTACAGACAATCATGTTGAGGCACAAGCAAAAATCCAAGGCAAGACCTACAACGATATCTTCAAAGACTTCATGCCGGTTGCAGTTAAGATGATGGCAGATGACGTTGTAAAAGCTCGCGAAGCTGGCCGAGACGTTATATGGGACCAGACTAGCACTACTGTAAAAAGTCGTACTAAAAAGTTCAATATGCTTCCCGACTATGAGCACATTGCTGTGGTATTTGCTACACCAGACCCAGAAGAACTGGATCGTCGACTGGGCAGTCGCCCTGGTAAAAACATTCCTTGGAATGTAATGCAGGGCATGATTAAACATTTTGAAATGCCAACTGAAGAAGAAGGCTTCGAGGAAATTTGGTATGTTTAAGGACAAATTAAAAGAGTATGTAGAAACTTCTAACTTGGTTAACATGAAACCAGCCGGCGACGGTATCTATGTGTTAAAGTACAAGAAGAAGGTGTTCTATGACAACTTGTGGAACGAATACATCGCTGAATGCCGTGGGTCTATTGTGGACAAGGATTTCAACCTAGTGTCGTATCCCTTCACAAAGATCTACAACTATGGTATCGAAAAGGAAGCACCAGTGTTGGATGACAACACCCAAGTGACAGCGTTTCGTAAAGTCAATGGCTTTATGGTTGCTGTGACCAAGCATGCAGGTGATGTACTGGTGTCTACCACTGGTTCTACTTCTGGTGACTTTGTTGACATGGCCAAGGATATGATGATGCATCACATGTCATGGCTGGACTGGCAGATGGCATTTGCCGACAGCAAACTACAAGGCATGACTGTGATGTTTGAGTGTGTTCATCCCGATGATCCGCACATCATTCCAGAAAAGCTAGGTATGTATGTGCTAGGCTATCGTGCCAACAAGTGGAATTCCGCAGTGGGCCACGATCCATGCGTGTTGCAAGACTTGTCTATCATGTTCAATTGCTACAAGCCAGAAAGTGTAACAACTAGTATGGCTGCTGTGAAAAACTTGGCAAAGGAATGCCGGCATGAAGGGTTTGTGTTTTACACGGAAGATGGTGTGAGTGCCAAGATCAAGAGCCCATACTACTTGACTTCGAAGTGGGTTGCTCGCAATCCACGTACAGACAAGTTGGTGGACTTGAAGAACGACATCAAGCACAATCTAGACGAAGAATACTATCCGCTTGTGGATGCTATTCGTGAGAACATTGTAGAATATACTGCCATGGACGAGCAAGCTCGTTTGGCATGGGTTCGGGAGCAGTTGGTATGAAAATAGGTATAACTGGAACAAGGGAGGGCATGACCGAGCATCAGTTTGAGTTGGTGCAGGAGTACCTCCGAGGCAGGTATTGTGAAGGCGCAGAGTTCCACCACGGAGACTGTGTTGGTGTTGATGCTGAAGCTGCTCTGTTGGCTCAAGAGATAGGTTACAAGATTGTAAGTCACCCTGGACCAGACCACGATGGCCTACGAGCCTATGTCAAGTGTAACGAAAGCAGAGAACCGCAAAGCCACTTCAAACGCAACCGCACTATTGTAGATACCTGCGACTACCTGTTGGTTGTTCCTCTACAGATGGAGAGACAGCCGCGTGGTGGTACTTGGTATACTTACGATTATGCAGTGAAAAAAGAAAAACCCACTTTTGTAATATACCCAAAATGAAAGACGAAAGCCATTTACCAGTAGCTGAACAAAGCCTAGTCTTTCGTTTGCGTAAGCGAGCGGAGATTAGGCGACAAATTCCAAGTAGACTGTCGGTACAAGAGGGTAAGCCCGATCGTATTGCAGACTTGTTGGAAGAAGCTGCCGATGAGATTGAACGGTTACAAGGTGGCGTTCAGCCTTGATCTCTGCAAGAGCATGTCAAAGTGGGACGGGTGAAAGGAAGGCGCCGGGCGTCGAGCGGCAAGAACCAAATGCTTGCACCGTATTCGTAAGCGGTAATACTCAAGTACTACTTTTGGTTAGTACGCACTAACCCAAAAACCCGTGATTTTTGCGGGTTATTTTTTGAGTTGACCAATAATTCCCAATTTCGTATAATAACTGTATTGCAACAAAGGAGCGTGATATGGGCACTCGTAGTCGAATCGGCGTTATGCACGGGAATAACTGCAAATCCGTTTACTGCCAATGGGATGGTTATCTAGAGTACAACGGTCGCATTTTGCTTGAGCACTACGACTCAGCCAAAGCCAATCACCTTGTGAGCCTAGGTGATATCAGTAGCCTGGGTCAATACATTCAAGCCGCAGAAGGCCTTGAGCACAGTTTTGACAACCCTGTTAAAGACGTTACCACTTTCTACGGTCGTGACCGCGGCATAGAGGATACTGAGTTCAAAGTAGACGAAACCTTCGAAGCGTTTCTGGAACGTGCCGACGGTTGTGGTGCTGAGTTTTACTACATCATGAAGGATGGTGTGTGGTATGTGGGTACTACTTACGGCTCCGACACGGTGCTGGGCTATAAACTGGTTCCGCTTGCTGAGGCCTTGGCAGATCAAGACATTACCAACAACGAAACTGTGAGTGCCGAATGAACCAAAAAGATTATCTGGGCCGTGATCTTGCTGTAGATGACTTTGTGATTTTCATGCGTCAAGGTTATCGAGAACTCAAGCTGGGCAAGATCAAGAGCTTCACCAAGACAGGCAAACCGCGGGTCTGCTGGCATACCAAATGGGGAGAGCAAGACTTGCTCCAAGACGGGTCGCAAGTGGTCAAGGTAGAAGGACCAGATTTAACTTTTTTCTTGCTAACAAAGCAAGATCAACAATAACCCTTGTTGCATCAAGGACTTGACCAATAAATCAATTTCTTATACAATACATACTTCAACAACAAATTTTGTTTTTTTAACCACCCGAAAGGACTTTTCCATGTCAGACAATCGCACCGTGACTTCCGCTCAAGCTCGCAAGAGTATCCTCCGCGCATTTGATAAAAAGCGCCCGCTGTTCCTGTGGGGTCCTCCCGGCATCGGCAAATCCGAACTGGTTGAAAGCATTACCAATGAGCTGGGCGGTATCATGTATGATTGCCGTTTAGGCCAGATGGAACCCACTGACATTCGTGGTATTCCTTTCTACAACAAAGACACTGGCAAGATGGATTGGGCCGAGCCTGTGGACCTGCCGGACGAAGAAACTGCCAGCAAGTATCCTGTGGTTGTGCTGTTCTTGGACGAAATGAACTCTGCCCCTGCGTCAGTTCAGGCTGCGGCTTATCAGCTGATTTTGAACCGTCGTATCGGCAAGTATAAGCTGCCTGACAACGTTCGAATGGTTGCCGCAGGTAACCGCGAAAGCGACAAAGGTGTTACTTTCCGTATGCCTACTCCTTTGGCAAACCGTTTCGTTCACCAGGAAATGCGTGTGGACTTCCCCAGCTGGCAAGAATGGGCAGTTGGCAACAAGATCAACAAAGACGTTGTTGGTTACTTGAGCTTTGCCAAGCAAGACCTGTACGACTTTGATGCCAAGAGCTCAAGCCGTGCATTCGCTACTCCTCGTAGCTGGACCTTTGTGAGCGAACTGTTGGACGACGACGGCATCGACGAAGATACTGCAATGAACTTGATTGCTGGTACCATTGGCGAAGGTCTTGCTGTTAAGTTTATGGCTCACCGCAAGATTGCTGGTCGTATGCCTAACCCTGCAGACATCTTGAAAGGCAAGGTCACTACGCTGGACGTGAAAGAAGTGTCGGCTATGTACAGTTTGGTGATCTCCATGTGCTACGAGCTCAAGGACGCTGTTGAGAAGAAAGTTGACAGCAAGGACTTCCATGAAATGGCAGATAACTTTCTGGCATACATGATGAAGAACTTTGAAACCGAGTTGGTTGTGTTGGGTGCTCGTATTGCGCTCACCACTTACAACTTGCCCATGTTGCCTACCAAGCTCAAGAACTTTGACGAGTTCCACAATCGCTTCGGCAAGTACATCTTGCAAGCAAGCTCTTGATCTGAAAGGGAGAGGGGCAGTGGCAACACTGCCCTTTTTTTATGAATTATAAAATTACAAAGATGGACGGTAGGTATAGCCGATACGGATACCAATACCTTGTTGAGTTCTCTAAAAACACAACGTTTGGCACTGGCGTGTTGAACTTTGATCGTTGCCGACGTTGGTTTAACGAGCAGTTTGGCTGGAGCCAGGATGTAGAGACTCGACAAGAAATGAAAGAAAACCAGCGTCGATTTCCCAAAGCATATGAAGACAACGACATCAACCCTGTCTGGGCCTATGCTGTTAAATTTAACGACTATCGTATCTACATCGACAGCGATAAAACGCTGAGTTGGTTTTGCTTATGCCACCCCGCGTCACCGTAAAAAAGAATCTAATCATCTTTCACAGACCCGGAGACTGGTCAGACATCTATGCAAAAATTTTAGAAGAGTTTGGCATGGGCATGGCACTCCGCACTCGCCTGCGGCGAGAGTTGGGATTCTCATACCGCCACTTTCGGGGCTTGGAACGCAACGAAACGCCCAGTCGCAATGGGGCCATGTATCACTACCAGGACCAAGTGCATTTGGACTTTTTTGATGAAAAAACCCAAAGTTGGTTCCAGCTAAAGTACTTGAATTTGTAATACTTAGGTAGTACTACTTTTTTGGTTGACCCAAAATACCAATTTTGCTATAATACATACATAGAAAGCAAAAAGGAGCCAAAGATGAAACACACACTGTACCGCGTGGTTGATTACAAAACCGGCTATCATCGTGCAATCATGGTCATGACCGACATGGATGGTATGTGGATGGATCGTTTCTGGGACTTTGGTTCCTTGGATGTATTCGATGTGGCCCGGACCATTGAGATCTTTGACGAAATCAAAGTGTCAATCGAAAGCATTTCAAAGACTGACTTCACCAAGAAGTTCGGCAAGTCTTTTGCACTCTAAGGAAATTGAAATGAACGAACGAGTCAAAGAACTTTTCATCCAGTTGTTCGGTAAAAATAACTTTCCTAAAGGCAACGCAGAGGTGTATATGTCTGCCGAAGATTTAGAAAAGTTCGCTGAGTTGATGATTCGGGAATGTGCAGACCTTGTTGTTGATGACGACAATGCCTTTGATATACTGAAACATTTCGGAGTTGAATGATGGCTTTCCAAATTGTTCAGTGCGAAGTTCGTTGGATTGCTTGTATTGGCTACAGTGGCACCGAACTTCCGCCCAGCACTTACGAAACACTGGGCGAGTATGAGACCGAGCGCGATGCTGATCAAGCCCTGGCAGACGCTGGGATGACACGAGTCTCGTGGGGATGGCGTGGTGAATACGCAACTGGTTATGTACAACGCACATTGAAAGAGCTAAAATGAAAACATACACAATCAAGGGTTATGTCAATGGCGTGCTGATGGCCGAGGAATGTAGTGTAGAAGAATCCGAAGTTCAATACGTTGTTGACGAACTTGAGTCGGAAGGTTTTGTTTGTGAAGTAGAGGAGAGCTAAAATGACCAAGATCACAGCCGCAGAAGCCCGCAAACTTGCAGGGCCCACAGTTCAAGAACGTGTGGATGAAGTTTATCCACTAATCCGCGAAGCCGCAGAAGCAGGCAAGCGTAGCATTGCATTGCACGATTGGTGGGCTCACGAAGGTTATAGCAAAACCTTTGAATACAAGCAGGCCTGTATGATCCTGGAGGGCGAGGGTTTTAAGGTGGAATTCTTCTACGAAGAACGCCAGTTTGTGGATATGTACACAGTGGTAAAATGGTAATACTTTTGTAGTACTACTTTTTGGTTGACCGAAATTCCCGAATTTGCTATAATATACACATAGTAAGGAACAAAGGAGAGCGAAATGGGCCATGCAATTAAAGTAATCAAAGGTGTTGGCGAAGTTGGCATCGACACCGAAGCAAGTCCCGGCAACGGCTCTTACTATGTCAAACACTATGCATCGGGCTATGATGCAGTTGGCTTCGAAACTGAAGCAGAAGCCCTGGAAGAACTTTTTGCTGTGGATGCCTAACATGAAGACCGTTGCATACTACGCAGGCTACCTGCTCTTGCCCTTGCTGTTCGTTTTGCACTTGAGCAAGAGCCTGTATCGCTCAACCAAGATTGGTATTCACAATGCTGTGGTCCAAACTCACAGCGACTTGATCAGCCACAAACGATGCTATGATAGGGATTGATATGAACGAACGAATTGAAGAACTTGCCAGACAGTGTATGTCTATGAGATTTTTCGTCGATACTGCAAGTGAAGAATTTGACTACAAAAAGTTCGCCGAATTGATTGTTCGGGAATGTGCTAATATTGTGCAAGATAGTCCTTGGCAACTTCCGCAGGGCTATAAGTCTGTAGATCAAGCCAAGTTGGTTAAGAAGTATTTCGGAGTTGAAGAATGACAAAATACTTTCACATCGTCCAAGTACACCCCGTGGAAAATGGTCTGCCTAACCTGTCGAAGGTTGAATTGGGACGAGAGTTTGCCACTGAGGAAGATGCAGAATATTGGATAAAAACATTCAATTGGGGCAACAAAAGCCTGCGAACGACTCATGGCCCTGATTATGTTCCTGAGCGCAAGGCAGTCTATGTAGGCTGTGTCAACGATGAAACCGGAGAACTGGTATGAAAATCATTAACTGCTGGGACATTCGAGTTTGGGACGGCGGTGATCGTCACAACCACCGGTATTATGTGGCAACCAAAGAAGCCGCCGACGAATGGAAAGCTCGAAACAAGTTTGATGAAGTGTATGAACAACAATTCATCATCCTTGACAATTATGAGGAAGTGCTGGATTACCAAACTGGTGAGGCTCGCCGACGGGCACTGGCAAAACTCACTGAAGAAGATAAAATTGCATTGGGGTTAAAATGAACATCCAAACCGTAGCACAAAATCTGCGTAACACAATCGCCGGCAAGCAAAATTATTTGCTGGCTATCCAGCAAGAGCGAACCTTTGTGGGTTTGCGTGATGGCGAGGATATTGCATTGAAAGCGGTAGCCGACTTCCTTGTAGTCAACATTGACGAACTCCGGCGTATCCTACAGGATGTGGAGAAGTGTTGCGAAAAAGCCACACTCGATAGTTGGCGAGAGAATCCAGATCGTATGGGTGGACAGTTTACACAAGATGAAATTGACAATCACGGACGTTGGATTTGACCAATAAATCGCGTTCTGCTATAATTAACGTATTAAACAACAAAGGACCCACATGCAATATTTTAACCCCGATGTATTACATGCTCGCACTGGCACCACTGCTGACAGCAAGGATGCAGACAAATTCAAGAACCTGTTGGGCGAGACCGACCCCAAGATGGACCGCGAAGTTCGTGAACAATTGATCACTGCCCGAGTTGGTTTGCTGTTGAAAGCCAGCTTCTTTGGTAACCTTGCTACTCGCTTGAAACTGGTCAACGCCGACGAATGGTGTCCCACTGCCGCAACAGACGGACGTCACTTTTATTACAACACCCGTTTCATCAAACTTCTTAAACCCAAAGAGATTGAGTTTTTGTTCGGACACGAAGTGTTGCACTGTGTATATGATCACTTTGGTCGCCGTGGCGATCGTGATCCGCAGATTTGGAACATTGCTAACGACTACTGTGTCAACGGCGACTTGAAGAAGCACAATGTTGGTGAGTTCATTACGTCAGTGCCTTGCCTGTATGATCGCAAATACGAAGGCTTGAGCTCGGAAGAAGTCTATGATGACTTGATGCAAAATGCACAAAAAATCAATCTCAGTGACTTGATCAATCAGTTGCTGGACGATCACTTGGACGGCGAAGGTGACGACGAAGGTTCCGGTGGTGATGGCGAAGGCGAAGGCAAGGGCAAAGGTCGTCCCAAGTTGAGCGAAGCCGAGAAGCAGGCTATTCGTGACGAGATCAAAGAAGCTGTGTTAGCAGCCGCCGCTACTGTAGACGGTGCTGGTAACTTGCCCGCCGGTGTCAAGCGCATGATCAAGGACTTGACTGAGCCCCAGATGAACTGGCGCGAACTGCTTCGCATGAACCTGGAGAGCACTATCAAGAGTGACTACACCTGGATGCGAGCAAGCCGCAAAGGTTGGCACATGGACGCTGTGATGCCTGGCCAAAAGAACGATGAAATGATTGATATTGCTATTGCACTGGACGCATCTGGTTCAATTAGCGAAACAATGCTCAAGGACTTCCTAAGCGAAATCCAAGGCATCATGGACTCGTTCCCGGCTTACAAGATCCATGTGGTCACGTTTGATACTGATGCATACAATCCTGCTCAGTACGACTCAGACAACCTGGATTCAATCTGCGACTACGAAATCAAAGGTGGTGGCGGTACTGACTTCGATTGTGTTTACGATTACTTGAAGCGCGAAGAAATTGTCCCGCGTCGACTGATCATGTTCACAGACGGTTACCCGTTTGGTAGCTGGGGCGATGAAGAGTACTGTGATGCTACTTTTATCATCCATGGTAGCACCACTATTGTTCCTCCTTTTGGCGCTTATGCGTACTACGATGAATCCAAAAAAGGACATTAATTTAGCCTGGTTTGGCTTTTGGATGTTTCTGTCTGTATATGTTGCGTCTGAGGCGTGGCTGTACAGTCAGGGACACGAAACGTTTTTCTGGCAACACAGAACTGATGCAGAAAAGCAAATTCAACTCAAGTCTGTGGAGTGCCAAAAATGAAAGTTTATCTGCTATACTACGATACTGACTACGGTAGTCGAGAAGAATGGAACACATTCTACACACCTGTAGAAGTGTTCGACAGTGCCAAAAAGCGACAGGATCGCATTGACTTCATCAAACAGCAAGTCGACAAAGATGGCGAGTCTGTGGCTTACGAGTTCCACACTGTAGACACGATGATTATGACAGATGCTGAAATGCAGGAGTGGGAGACATGACGAAAACAGTTAAATCGGCTCTTTGTGTTGTTGCGTTGTCCGTGTCCGTTGGGGCACAGGCTGCAAAGCTAACCGTCAAGGATTGTGAAGACATGCAGGAACTGGCCTACAAAGTCATGAATCTTCGACAAACAGGTGTCCCAGCTTCTCAACTTATTGCATTAGCAGATGGTAACAAAATTGCCAATGCTATTGTAATTGCCGCATACGAAGAATTGCAATACAACACAAGAGAATATCAAATTCGAGCCAACAAAGAATTTGCCAATCGAGTTTATATCGAATGTTTCAAATCTATTAACAAATAACAAGAGATACTGATATGATAGAAATGCGTTGGATTGTAGAGGAGCGTGAGCAGCCTATTCCCCCAGCTGATTTAATGAACTGGCCCATAGGTAAACCTTACCCTGTACATATTGTCAGCACCAAAAAACTACAGTATCGTCAAAAGATTGATGTCACTGTTCGTGCTGGTGGTGCGGGCACATGGGACAATGCCAGCATTGCCCGAACTGCCAACATGCAATGGTCGGAATGGCGGGACGTTCCTGAAGTTGTTGAACGCGACCTGAGTTGTCCTTAAGGAGTTGAGATGGAAACTAAATGGATTGTAATCTTGGCTCTAGGGTTTATTGTAATGATGTTCGCGCCACTTATAATTTCGGACCATCAAAAAAATACCTGCCGAATCGAAGCAATCAAAGCCGGCGTCGAAGCAGACAAAGTCAACACAGCATGTGGAGTTAAGTAATGAAAAATCTCGCTCTTGAAATCGCAGGTCGCGTTGTTTATTTTGCATTGGGCTTTGTAACTTGTTTTTATCTTTTTGTCAAAGGCATTTTATGACTTGGATTTTGGTGTTGTTCGTTCACGCCGGCATGCTCAGTGACAAAGACTCAATGGCCTTGACAACGGTGCCGGGCTTCAAAACCGAAGCCAGTTGCCAAGCTGCTGGCAAAGCCAGTGAATCCTTAACCAAAAGTACTACTAAAAATGTTCGTTTCGTCTGTATTAAACAAGATTAAAATAAAGTTGCCAATGTCGCCTGACGAGTACATCTTCGTCACAGGACTGATCTACTTGGTTGTAGGCATGTATGACATATTTGTACACCGGTTCGTTGAGCCAGAAATCATCAGTGCCGCTTGGATACTGGTGTTGTTGATTCCTGTGTTGTTGCCTGTGGGCCGGTTAGTGCGTTATGCACCTTTTTGGAGAACCTAATGCCCCAAGTAGAAGTATGGACCACTGTTGACGTGGACTTGGATGATTTCGATACCGATGACTTGATCGAAGAGCTAACCAAGCGTGGCAAGGGCATGGAAGTTGCCAGCCACACCGGTACCGAGCTTGTTACTGCTATCTATCAAAAGCGTCGACTAGGACAGGACTACCAACGCGAGCTTGGTGAACTGATTTATCTAACCATAGGAAAAATCATATGAACTGGGAAGAAGTCAAACTTGCACTGAACTATTTGGTCATTGGTTTCATGGTCGGATACCTATGGCATCCAATTTGGCAACTTATTAAAAAAATTATTCACGAAGCCTCTAAAGCTCAAAAGGAGTGGTAACATGAGCGATCGTTTTGATTTAGAACAACAGATTCTCGAGTGTTGGAAAGTTACTGATGACATTCGCACTGTGATGGAGCATGGATCAGCTGAAGATCGAGACAAGGATCTTTCAGCACTGGCCAGACTGACCGATATCCGCTTTGAGAAACTGTGGTATATCTTTGAACAAATGTGTGCATCAAAACAGTTTACTGCTATGCAATCAATCAATGAGGAATTGACGCATGGGCAGTCTAACTGATTACTTCAACGCCACGCACACCTATCGTCCAGTTTACCAAATTGGTGATCGGGTCACGGGCACGTGGAATAAAATTCCGTTTTGCGGAAGCGTAGGTAACGATCGAGTAGTCAGCGAGTCTGGACCAGAAGTCACTGTGCATCTTGATTTACCAATTCGGTACCAAGACACAACACACAACATTTTGGTTGTCAAACACAAACAACTTAGGCCACTAAAAACGTTGTAAAAAAATACAGCCACTGTGTGTTGTGAGTTAAATATCTGCATGGAAAACTCACAACTTACTATTGCCGATTTGGCCTCAATCCACAGTATGCTCGATGCCGCTTGTTCACGAGGCGCTTTCAAAGCCGCCGAAATGGCACAGGTTGGACAAGTATACAACAAACTGTCAGCGTTCTTAGAAACACTTCGCAAAAACTCCGAAGCTGAGACACAGGCAGCATCGCAAGAACCTCAAGCACCTCAAGGAGATCAAAATGCTTAAACACGTAGGTAGACACGGTGACCGCAAGGTTGCTATCGTATTTAGAGAAATACCCAACGAAGACCACATGTGTTTGGTCATTTATCCTGATGTGTTACCCACACATATCCATAACTCAGTTATGACTGTGTTGGAAAGTGCTCCCGGACAAACAGCAACCAATCTAGCTGATGTGTTCCATCGCAACCTGTTGCCCGATGGTCGTAACATTCTGCAAACACTGCATGCCGAGGGCATGTTGAAAAAGATTGCTACCAATCAAGTTATCTTGACTCCTACTCCAACCACTTCTGTCAAGCTCGACGAAGTCAATCGTTTGGTCAAAGAAATGGAATCAGGTGCCGAAGCTCTCAAGCGCATGCAAGAGATTGATCAGAACCAAGGCATTGTTGATCCTGCTGTCAAGCGCCAAGCCGAACAGGCCTTCAAGCGCAAGCAGTTGGAAGAGTCACAACCCAATTTACAACAACCGGTATCAACTGACGGTACCCTTAGCGATTCTGCTTTGGCTGGAAACATGCTGGCACAAGCCAAACGCATGGAACAAGAAGCTCAAGGCTTGATTGCAGAAGCTGCAAGAATGAAAAAAGAAGCAGAAAAAATGTTCCCAGGAGTCAGTGTAAATGCCGCAACCAAACAAGAACCAATCGCAACAGCCCCAAAAACCCGAGGACGCAAACCCAAGGTCCGAGTTGGTGATGCAGTTCAGTGATGATTTTCTTGATCAATGGGAACTGATAATTAACGAAGTCACCAAGACTGATGTTCCCCTTGAATGTATTAAAAAAATTGTTATCCGCCTAGAAGGCAAGCGTCAAAAAACAATCAACCTTGTTAACTTAAAAAAGCAAGGTCTTGACTGGGACGAAATTGACACAGTTGTTTCAAGAATTCTGTCTGAATTTGGGGACAGCATACGTGACATTGATTTCTTGGTCGACATTGGCGCGGTAGCAGAACTAGTTCAACCCGAAACCGATAAACTATTGAATGGCCTTAAATAATGGATGTCAAACTCGTCTCCTATTCACAAGCTACCCCAGAATTTGCCGCTGCAGGCATTGGAGATGCACAAGAGCTCATCGCATATTGTGCCCGTGTCTCCAATCCAGCAAATCAGTTCAACACCGAAACTTCAGACCGTCTTATCCGGTACCTCATTAAACACCAACACTGGAGTCCTCTCGAAATGGTTTCAGCATGTATGGAAATTGTTACTACGAGGGACATCGCAAGGCAAATCCTCCGTCACAGAAGTTTCAGTTTCCAAGAATTCAGTCAACGTTATGCAGACCCTACCGCAGAACTCCAAAGTGCGTTTGTACTTAGAGAGTGCAGATTCCAGGACCTCAAGAATAGACAAAATAGTGTAGACATTGATCCCGATAATAACGAACAACGATTGTTAGCAATTGAATGGGAACGTGCTCAAAAGCGTGTGTTGTTTGCTGTGGAGAGAGAATACCAATGGGCTATTAAAAACGGTATTGCCAAGGAGCAAGCCAGAGCCGTGTTGCCCGAAGGACTTACTGTCTCTCGTATGTATATGAACGGTACACTGCGTAGTTGGATTCACTTTATTCAACTACGTGCTGGAAACGGTACACAAAAAGAACATCAACAAATTGCACTGGGCTGCGCCGAGGCTATTGCTGCAATCTTTCCAATAGCCAATGATCTTGTAGCACAATAATGCTATAATGTGCTATGGCAATTGCACGTAATCATCAAGCAGAATACACGCACTGGCGACCCGAGGAGACAAAACTCGTAGAAGGGGTTCCAGTGCGTTTTTGTGACGTTTGTGTTCATACTATACGCATGGGCGATGTTGACGATCCAGATTTGTGGGTAGCCGATCCCATATGGAAATGGCAAAACAGCGAAGCAGGCCAGTTTATTATGGAACATGCTGTAGAGCAGCCTTATTGGACCAAGAACATCGATACATGGAACTATGGTTACCAATACAAGGTTATGGCCCGGCTCAGTGAAAAAGATCAAGTGTTTTGGGAGTTAAAATGGGGTGGAAACAAGTGATAGAATATGTGGACGCAGAAGTTACACTGCCCCCACCGGTTAAAAAACAAATATGGGACGGAGAGAAGTTTGTGCCCATGACGCTGTACAAGCATATGGGGTTGCCCAACGGAGAAAAAATGGCGTGGTTACATGAAACATATGGCAGACCCGGTACTTACATCAATGGTAGATTTTGGGATTACAGCAAGGGTGGCAACTACATTGTAATGGACGAGCAAGTATACATGTGGTTTCAAATGAAATGGATCAAGTCTAAATAAACAAAAACCGGGCAATGCCCGGTTTTTTCTTGAGTGCCAGAATTACACTGGGGTGGGGATCTCGTCCCAACTTAACGTATCTTCGTTCCACTTGTAGAGCCTACCAGTATCAGGGTATGGCGTAGGTGCTTCCCATACATAAGTGTCTTGATTCAATGACCAGCTGTCATATGGTTTGGGAGGATAGAACCCAACTCCATCATACAAGAACCCAATACCGGCATAATTTTTACGCAACGGACGACCTTCTGGATGTTGTCCGCCTGATGTGCGATAACTGGTCTGTACCCAATCACTGCTGTCAGGCAGCGTATTGATAAAATTTTGTTCGGCGACAATTACTTGTGTAACTACACCGTTTTTAACTTGTGCAAAATGTGCCATAATTTTCCTTTTACGTTACCGAAATGGTTCCTGAACTAGTGAATACGTGATAAGTGTATCCTCCAGTTTGTGTAATAGTTCCGCCTGTGGCTATTGGTGTACCAGCATAGCGAACGATAACAATACCTGATCCGCCATTACCACCAGATCCACCGTTTGGCCAGCTTCCGCCTTGTCCACCGCCACCAGTGTTAGTTGACCCATCTTGGCCAAGTGTCGGATAACCAGTGTTGCACTTCCGTGGGTTGCCGCCGCCACCGCCTGCGCCACCTGCTCCGTTACAGAACGAACCAAAGTCAGCACCCGGATAGCCGCCGCCTCCGCCACCGCCATAATAACCACCGCTAGGTGTTCCAATAGTAGTCGGAGTGTTACTAGAATTGGTTCCTGCAATCAAGAAGTTGGATGCATAATAACCTGTACCGCCTGTGCCACCTGTATTGTCTGGCGATGCTACCGAAGCACCATTGCCACCTGCGCCTGCACCACCACCCACGCCGCAACTTTGGTTGCTAGTGTACCAACCGCTACCGCCGGTATAGCTAGTAGTAACTCCATTGATAGTAGAAGATGAGTTTCCACCGATGCCAGAAGTGCCGCCTCCGCCACCACCTGTTGACGAAATAATACCAGCAACTAAGCTTGTACCACCAGCTTGTGCAGGAGAGCCGCTGGCATCAGCTGCGCCACCTGCTCCTACAGTTACAGTATATGTCTGCCCGGGTGTGAGAGGAGCTCTAATTAAACTAACTGAGCCGCCACCACCACCTGGGGGATTACCGTTACCTCGGCCGCCACCACCTCCAGCAACGACCAAGAACTCACTAAGAGTTGAACCTGCAGGCACAGGAGAAAGTGTGCCTGAACTTGTAAATTGGTGGACCCAAGCAGTTGAGTTACCACTAGAATACGAGGATTCGATACCTCCCCAATATTTCTGAGTGTCACTAACATAAGCTACGACTGCAATACCCGAACCGCCGGCACTTGCGCCGTTTGTTCCGCCAGCACCGCCACCACCACCGCCAGTGTTTACAGTACCCGATGTGCCGCTTGCAGTATTACCACCTGCGCCGCCGCCTCCAATACCGCCTGCGCCTCCAGAGAAGGAACCACTGTTAGCTCCGCCACCGCCACCACCGGCATAATAAGTTGCTGTACCAGTAATGCTAGATGACAATCCTGGGCCACCTGCACCACCAGCTTTGGAACTGGGGTTTGTAAATCGCACAGCATTAGAACCTGCGCCGCCTGCACCACC